AACCGTTAAACATCGCCGCGAACCCCTGCGTAATCGGGCCGTTGGTAGTCTGATCTTTAAGGATGATTTGCAGAATCATCGGTTCCACACCGTCTCCACCGCTCTGTTGTGTTGAGTCCACTGTCGCCGGCTGGCCCAGGTTGTTAATTATCACTTGAGTTCCATTCGCTGGACCGGCACCCCCTTTGCCAATCTGTAACGCGCTGGCGGCTGCGCTCATCACCGTGCCCGCGCCGGCCGCGCCGGAGCCGTTTGACACAATGCTAGACTTTTTTGTAAACAAACCCTCAATCGCCGAAAGACCATCGCCAACCAACCCCCCAACCCCAGACACGCCGCTCCTGTGAGCGTCGCCTTGGCCGCCTACCCATCCCTTTCCGCCGCGGCCTGATGAGTCACCAAATAGCACACCAAAGATCTGCGACTCGGCGAGTTCTCCCATGTCTCTTAGAAGATTCTCGCGTATCTGTTTCCACTGCTTGCTCCACTTTTCGCCAAAATTAAAAAGGGGATCAAAAAGCCCGTGTGCCAGCTTCTCGCTTTCATTTTCAATTTGTCCAGCCAGCGGGTCAAGCACCACATTGGGGGCTTTTGATTTGAATGCATCAAGCAAGGAACTGCCCGTATCGTCGGGCAGAGAAATTGTGGCACTGATCGCATCGTAAGCGGCCTTGGTTTCGGATGCCATCTCACCAGCGGCCTTCGCGCGACGCTCCTCAACCTCGGCCAACTTATCCTCGATCTGCATTAACTCCCGCTGAAGAGAATTGAACTTGATTTGCTGTTCTATACGGCCTTTTTCTGTCCCTGGACTCTTCTCAGAGATTCCCGCCATCGAATCTGTAATCGCCTTTTGCTGCGATTGCAGCGCGGTTATCTCTGCATTGAAAGCCGTATTTTGAGCGAAGGCTTTGTTTTTTAGATAAACGGTCTCCTCTATAAGCCCATCTTTGTGCGCTTGCTCATTGATATCGAGCAGTGTCTGCGCCTCGGTGCGAGCCTGAGCCTCCGATTGCTTCGCTATTGCTTCGCGGAGCTGCATCAGGGAATTTCCTAGTTGCTCTTGCAGCCGCGCCATTTCTTCGGCGAGTTTCTTTTGTTTGGCAATTTCCTCGGCGGTTGGTGGCGAGGGCGGTGCCCAGCCAGGCGGTGTGGAAGGAGGTTTCGGTTTGTAAGTCGGCGCGTCTGGAATGGTATATAAAAGAGGATTCCAACCGCCCAGGAATGCAGTCAGCGCGTCTCTTGTCGCGTGGCCGCTTGACAACTCCTTCATCATTCCAGTCAAGCCTGGTGCTGCAAAGCTGGCCATGGTTAAACTGAATTTCTGCCACTCAGCATCAAGGTCAGCCGTCGCCTCGTGCATCTTCTTCATTTTGTCTATGTCTTCATCGGTAAATATTGCCGCGTGTTTTTTTCCTTCTTCTAGTGCCGCGTTCAGTTCATTCAAAACAGGAATCAAATCTTGGCCGGACCTTTTAAACAATTCGGTGGCAACAGCATTCTTTAGAGGCCCTGCAGGCATCTCCTCAAACTTCCTAGCAACAAGCTGCAGCACGCCTAACAGGTCGTTACCCTTATTACGCAATTCAGTAACCGAGATACCAAGATCAGCAAAAGCCTTTATGGCTTTCTTGTCCCCATCTTCCGCCTCGTGAAGCATTGTGGAGATATTCTTAAAACCCTTCGTCAATGCCTCGAAACTCGTCCCCGTCGAAGCGGCGGCATATTTTAAGATCGACAAGTTTTCGGCAGATATCCCGGTTTCTTCGCGGAGGCGGCCAATCTCAACACCTGCTTCCATCGAAGACTGAATCATTTCCTTAAGGCCACCCACGGCCTCGCGTAACCCTACAGCGATGCCGGCAACCTCTAGGCCGCGCTGAAGCACCTCGCCTATCTCACCGAGGGCACTGGACGTTTCCTTAGCTTTCGCTTGCGTTTCGTCGAGGTGCTTTTTGACGGCCGCGAACACTTCGCCGGTTTTATCTTCGCCGGAAACAATTACGACTACGCCGCCTTTAGTTGCCATGCTTCACCGCCTGTTTCTTCAATTTTGCATCTCTTGCCGCAAAGAACGCTTGCGCGGCCTCGCCTGGAGAGCTGAACTTTGGGCGCTGTTTGCCGCGAGGCTTGCGGCCCATCAACTGATCGGGCGTGATCGGATCGGCGTCTTTGCTCTTATGGGGCAATAACAGCCAGCTCACCACCCAGGCCGACTCTTCACGGCGAAGGCGCATCTCGCGCTCGTGGCGCGCGCGGCAACCCTCAAGAATGAGAGTCAACTCAGAATAGAGCAACCCGTAAAACACATCGGGCGTGTAACCTAATTCACCACATACGACGCGAAAGGCATCTTCCCATGTGGGCGGTTTGCTCTTCTTTATTCTCCCCCGGCCTTTGCGTCGGCCTGGGGCTCTGTTTCCCCCGGCTCATCGCCATAGTAGCGGCCGAGAGCCTTCCCTATGGCCACGACAGCCTGAGTGACCCATTTGCGGCGAGTCAGCAGGTTGCCCACATCCTCAACCGTAAGGGCCTCGCCGCGGGCGCGGGCATCCTTCTGGAGCGCCGCCCAGAGGTACAGGCAAAGATTCTCAAGGTTCACGTCGAGGGTTTTGTTTACCTTGCCGGTGGCGTCGGCGGTTTCTCCGATTGTCTCCCAGAGCGAGCTATTCTTGCCGCCCGCGTTGCGGATCAGAATTTCGGTATTGAGATTAAAAACCACCTCGCGCCGGCGGTCAAAGTCAACATAGATCGGTTCACGGTACAGCACAATACTCATAAATCTCTCCCTATCGAAAAAGAGGGCGGGCCTGTTTGGACCCGCCCTGCCTCAACTGGCGCGGGCGAAGGCGTAACCCGCGCCGCCCTGTTGAATTCCTTTACTGAGCCACTACCGTGAAGGGCCCGTTGCCCTTGAGCGTAATGTCAACGCCTTCGAGCTTCGTGTTCTCACCGTCCCAATCCCAGGCTGTGATTACCGCCGGGCCAACGAAACTGTTGGCACCGGACCCGGCCGCATCCACGGGGAGCAGAATGATAAGAAGCGGCGTTGAGTTGAACACCGCGTTAAGCAGGTATTCCTGGCTGGCGTCGCCCTCGATGTAATCGAGAGTGGCAGATCCCTGAAACTCCTTCAAGCCGGGGATCATCGACTTCCAGCCGTTGTTGCTGTGGTCGGTGGCGTCAAGCTCATCCACCTTGAAGCCGCCCTTGAGGTTCTTGAGCCCGGCGACGATCACATTGCCTGTGCCGGGGTTATAGGCGAGCTGCGCCTGATAGCCCTTGAGCTTTGTCGGCAACTGCACAACCACCTTGGTTACCGTTACAGAGCAAGTGCCGGTGGCCGAAGCATATGTGCCAGAGCTTGCCGCGTCGGGCGTGTAGGCGGCCGTGAGCGTATCGGTGGCAACGGCGAGCACCCCGCCGGGGACGTTGATAACCGTCGCGCCATTGACAAGCGTGGACGCGTCGGAAGTGTAGCCGCCCGACGTGATAACAACAGAGCCGGTGGGCAGCGCCCCGCTGCCTGCAACGGCAATGGTGATCGCCACCGACTGTACATTGGTAAGGTTCGACTGTGCCGGCGTTGCGGTAACTGTGGGTGTGCTGGTGGGCATCGGTTATTCCTTTCGAGAGCTACGGGTGAAGCATGTTAATGGTTGGGTCGTCACGTCCTATAGTCACTTCAACATGGACCGTGATATCTACACAAACTTGATCGCTTGCGCCCTTATCGAGGTATCCGAATTCGATCTTGTCGATATAGGCGTCAGACGCCAGCCCGCCCAGCGTGGGGTCTTTGCGAATCTGCTGCCAGGCCCACACCACCAGCGGATCGGCAGCCAGGTCAACCTCACACGCCGCGGCGGTATAACAGCGCAACACGACGGAAAAATCGATATTCATTGAATCGCGGGCCGAATCGGCCTGCCGGCAATCGATGATCTGCGGCATGAGGTTGCCGGCAACCTCATCATCAGCCACGGCCTCGAAGCGTGCGCGATAGAAGACGCACGGCGCGGCCGGAATGTTAAGAATTGAAAGGATGGCCGTGGCGGCCTGGGTCCAGATCGAATTCGCCATCAGTCCGCTATCCTTCCCGGCCGCTCGGTTTCATGTAGACCATCATCAGCCACATTCCATTCGGCTGTTTCGTTGGCTCGATGCGTAACCCCGCGGCGCGTAGCCGCGCGATCTGTTGCACAGTCATGGAGCACCCCATCAATTTCAATAACGCCGACGCGATCCCGCGAGGGGCGCATCATGCGATCGGATAGCACATTGGAGGCAATCATGCGGTGGGGCCTTTCAGTACCATGTCGATAATCGACGGGTCCAGGCACTTCGGCAGCTCTTTAACGGTGTAAGCGCCGGGCACAAAGCCGGGCGGAAGGTTGGGGCTGACCGCGATGGTAATCACATCGAAAGCCCTTGGAACTCCGCCTAAATCGGCGGCCGGCACCCGCAAGAGAAACTCGGTGTTTTGGAATCCGCCAGGGCCGGCACCGTGCCTGAACACATCCTCGTACACATCGAGGATGCCAACCGCCGAGGCACCCATGCCGCCGTTTGGCGTCCAAACGATAGCGACCCCGAAGTCCTGCGGGTCAAAGATGGCTCCGAGATCGCTATCGCCGAACACTGTTACTTCCCTTTCTTGAGCTTCTCGATCTCCGCGAGAGCGTTGGCAAGCGCCGTTTTGGTGTTGGCCAGCTCGTCGTTGGCGGCGGACTGTTTACGCGCCTGCTCTTTCTGTGCGGCAACCTCGGCCTTCACGGCCGCGACGTTCTCTTTGGTTGCGGGCAGAACGCGGCCATAAGTGGTGAGGTACTTATAGTCGCGTGGCGGCAGGGTAACTACCTCGCCCGCCTCGGTCGGATCACCGTCGATCACCATGTCGATAAGAAGAACGGCATCGACTGGCACATTGGTTATCTTGCTTTGCAGCATCGGTCACCTCGTAAGGAATCAACCCACTCAGACCATGAGCGGGCCGCCGGTTGAGCGGCAGGAGTTACAAAGTCCTGACGCCGGGTTAAGGTTGCGCCATGCGGCCCCGGTATATGGGCCGCATGGCTTTGCAGTGCGTTGTGTGCGTGGGGTTAGGTGGGTTTACGAGATGGCAACCGTGACGCTGCCGCAGAACGCGGCGATATGGCGCACGGCGATATCGTGCAGCGAACGCATGGTGAGCACGATTGCGCCAGAGCCGGCCTGCGTATAGGGGTCGTAGATCACTTCGACCGCGCCCCAATCGGCCAGGACAAGCTGCGAAAAGTCACCGAACATCATCTGGTGCAGGATGTTTCCGGTAACGCCGCTGCCGGCAAGGTTCTGCAGGAGCTGGTTGGTGACGCCGGCCTTGTAACCGAGCGGCCCTTCTTCCAGCCCGCTGGGATCGTGGACACCTTCACGCCAGATCGGCTCGGCAAGACCAGCCGCAAACTTCGGCGTGCCCTTAGCCTGGCCACGGATGCCCGGCGTAACGATCCAGCCCGAGGTGGCCACATCGGCATCTGCCGCCGCGACCGTGGTCTCAAACTTGATCCAGTCAGCGTAGGTGAGGGGCTTGCCGCCATCAGAGAATGCGGTACCGCTGGGCGTGATGAGCGCCAGGCCGGTGGCATTGAACAGCCCGAGCGGGCCGGGGCCGCCGGTGGGGCCATTCAGCGCGGCATAGTCAAGCGCCAGGCTGCGGATTTTGTTGAAATCCGCGCGCATCAAGCCCTCAACATCGGGCGAGGTACTGGCCAGCAGCTCGATATCGACGCCGCTCTGCGTGCTGCCGCGCCGAGGCTGGACCGATACAAAGTCCATGGTGAGATCGGCGGGCGTTACGCTTGCGCCTTCACCCAACCACTGCCATGTGCCGGCTGCCGACTGACGGGGCAGGCGAACGATGCCCTGGAGACCGCCAAGCGTGCGCGCACCGAGCGCCTGGACGCGAGGGCGATGCCGCAACAGCTCGATCACTTCGGGATGCGTGATCGTCTCAACCGCAGCCGCCTCAGATGTTAACGCGAGCTGACCGGAGCCGGCGGCGATGGTCTGGGTACCCAGCGCGCGGGTGAGAGCGGCAAGCGGAACAAAGACGCCGGGCGTGCTCTTGCCCAGGCGCCTGCCGATTTCGGTGGACATCTCGCGCTCGAATTTGGCCTCGTATGCGCCCTGGAAGGTTCCAGGCTTGGCCGCATTCACCAGCGAGCGCAGCATGTTGACCAGGCTGTAGCTCTTTTGTTCCTTGGACGATGCGTCGGCAAACGTGCGCTCGCCGAGTGTGCCAACCTTGGCCGCATCGTTGGCTTCGATGATCTTGCGGATCACCTGATCCTTGAATGCGTCGGGGGTTGACTTGTCTTCGATGGCCTTACGGACATCGCCATCCGAGAGGTACTTCGACCACTCGGGGTTTGCCGCAACGGCCATAATCTCATCCCGCCGTTTCAGCTCAGTTTCAGCCGCGCTGGGTACAACAGCCGTTTCGGCCATGGTTCTTTTCTCCTGTGCAGGTTTCACTTCGATTGAGGGTGGCGCGGCGGGCGCGGGTTCCGCACGCTGCAGGATGGTTTCAAGATCGACGGGAAATTCGTCGTTCCCCGATTCGGCGCGGCCGGTGCCAACCGTGTAATCCGCAGGCACTGTCACAAGAGAGGCGTCGCACGGTTCCCAATCGCGGACTTCACACCGCGCGGCCTGTTCGGGGTCTTCTTCCCCGTCGCCGTCTTCGGTGACTGTCCGCACCATTTTGTGAACCTTGTAACCAACGGATGCGGCCTTGAGAATGCCGTCGTCGTAGTCCTGGCGCTTCTCTTGCGCGAAAGCCGAGCGGCTGAATGGCCCGCTCACGCGGAGCTTTCCGCCTTTCAGCTCGTACTTATCGACAATGCCGAGCTGCTGATCGGGATCGTGGTTGAAATTGTTGGGCACCATGCCGGCATCGAGGCGGCCGGTGCGCACGTTCTCTTTGCCGTGCAGGAGAATCTCATCGCCGAACCAACGGCGCACGGGCTCTTCGCTGCTCACCACAAAGCTAAAGCGGCCCGGATCATCGCCCGAGAGCCGTTCCCCGTCTTTGCGTTCGGCGTCGATCACCGCGGCGCGATATTGCACCGGGAGAGCGGTCGGCGTTTTCTTTTCAGTGCTCATATATTCACCGTGCCTTGACTGCGGGTTTCCCCGCCAATTTCAGTCCTCATCCCTGGTCAAATCCCAAATCTCAGCGTTGGCCGGGTGCATTCCGCGCTTTACTTTCGGCTTTGCCGGCGCAGGCGTCGGCCTGGCCTTTGGCTTGGCCGGTTTCTCGTTTTCCTGGGCGGCGGGTTTTTCTTCGCCCTCGCCGCCGCTCTCTGGTGTCTCATCTTCGTTGTTTATCTCGCTTGTTCCCTGGCCGCGGATATCGGTTCCGAGCGCCAGACCAAGCTCGTCGGCAAGGTCCTGCTCGACCTTGAGTTGCGCGTATGTTTCGGCCAGATCGCGGCCCTGGCTGTTGAGGATCGATTCGTGTGTCTCAAAGCCGTTCTGCACGAGCAGCGTCGACGCCTGCACATCTTTGAGCGGATCAACCCACGGCCAGCGGCGCGGCTCCCACTTGAGCGATGGGCCGCTGAATTTCTTGCGATCGGCAAGGGGCAGATCGAGCGCGCGGTTGAGGAGCGCGGAGCTTAACCACCGCTCATAAATTGGCTCTTTGACGTTGTCGATCATGGAGGTTTGAATCTCCATCCAGTAATCGCGCTCTTCAAGCTCGCCCAGGCGGCCCGAGCTGTAATTGACGCCGGCCAGATCGTTGCAGAGCTTGTGATAGGCAACATTCATGCCCGAGGCAATCACGCGGCCCGATTGCTTAATGAATGGCTCGAATGCGTTGGTAGGATGCGAGGGGGTGTGATCCTCTAACTTTTGCCCGGCACCTAACTCAAGCGCCATACCGGTGCCTATATCGACGGCCTTTGTTCCGTCCGCGTTCGTGCCATCTCCGCTGAGGCCGTCGTCGCCGTCGTCGGCTGCGCTCTCAATCGACATCACAACCGATGAGCCGATGCGCGCTGCGGCAAGCTCGGCAGAGAAGTATCCGTCGAGCATGTTGAGCTGGCTCATGGTTGCGGCGAACCACGGATACCCGCGCGACTGGCCGGTGCGGTGGGCGATGAACCAGTGAACGATCTGATCGGCGGGAACGCGCACACGATTGGCCGAGCTGAATGAAACCTCGTAAGGGTTGCCGTCGAAGATGTGATAAGCCAGGGGGCGCTGATACTGATTCACTTCGACGCCCATGCGAATCTGCACGCCGTTGGCCGCGGCCATCTGGGTATAGCTGTCGTCGAGTTGATCGGCGTCGATCAATTGCAAGGCAAAGCCGAATGGGTTGATCGCGCCTGGCTTGCGGCCGTCAAAGTACACCATGCGGATCAACTGCTCTCCGTCTCGCGCGACGTTCTCAACAAAAAGGCGATCCAGCTCGCGGAGAGAGTAGCGCCCGCAAACTGTACACGATCCCTTTTTGCCCCACTCTTCCCAGCCACGGCGCAATTCGAGATTGGTTGCATCATCGAGTGCGCTGGTTTTTGTTTTGCGCTGGCGCGGAACCTTGAAGGCCAATTTGACGCCGTGCGGTCCCACCACGTTCATGCGGACCATCTGCAGAAACTTTGTAGCCGTGGGGCTGTTGATGGCCTGATTGCGGGCGCGGGCGCGCAGCCGCCGCAGATCTGTTATAAGGTCCTGATCGGCGGAACGTGAGGCCGATGGCCAATCGTTCTGCATCCGGTTGAGCTTGGCTCCGTTGAAGCCGCCCCAGCCCGACGTGCCGCCAAGCTGGGCCAGCGTCGACGCCTCGGTGAGTGAGCGTTTCTCCGCGGCCTCAGCATTGCGGTTGGCCAGCTCTGTGCGGGCTTCGCGTAAATCGAGCGGTTCAATCCTTGCCATGATTCTCCTTACGCGCCTGGCTTAAAGCGGAATCCGATGCTGGAGGTGGGCGCGTACTCGCCGCGGGCGCGGCGCTCGGCGCGGTACTTTTTCTCGTAAATCCCGTGGTATTTCTCGAGATCGAGCGGGCTGAGCTTGCGAATCTGCCGGCCGTTAATCATGTATTCCTGCACGTCGGGGCGCGTGTTCCCTGATATGGCGGCCTCGATCATGTCGAGGGTGCGCTTGACAAAACTGCGCGTATCGACGGGCGCGCCGGCGGTGGCAAGGTTGGGATCGACGGCAACCGATTGCAGCACCAGCGTTATCTGCTGGCCGGCCGCGGTGGTTTCCGCAATGCCTGAAAGCACGGCGACAAAATCGTAAATATCGGCCGGGCAGGCGGTGCTTTGCGCTGCGGTCACCTGAATAACAAAGCCCTCGCCATCACCATCCGGGGTGATGGCGGCGGATGGAAACACGAAGCGATTGCCGGCGCTGTTGAGGATGTAAGAGAGGGTGTAAAGGGCGCTGGGATAGTTAGGGAATTGCCGCAGCCAATTCCACGAATCGCCGGCGCGGAGCCGGGTGGGCTCAAGCGGTATATCGGAATCAGAAAACTGCGGGATTGGCGTAACGGGATTCGCAAGACTGCCCATAGCTTGACTATGGGCAGGAATGCGAATTTAGCGCGAATCTAGGCCGATTAAGCGGCGGCAAGCATAGTTTGCGGATCGTCAGGGTCGTCTTCGTAACAGACGCCGCAGATTAGAACGGCGTCGGGCTTTGCCCAGGCGTTCTGTTCGCACGAGGGACAAGTAAACTTTGTTTTGCTCTCGCTCTTTGCTTTTGCCTCTGCGGCCATGGGCGCGGGCGATTCCCAGCGCAGCTTGAGACCCTTTTTAGCAAGCTCAGCATACGCGCGGGCATAAGGGCCGCCTTTGATTACGAAGTGAGTTACATTCTGGCCCGTCTCTTTACCATCGGGGCCGCCGGTGGTAGTTGGCTGCAGGCCAATCTCTTTCATCTTCGCCGCCCATTCCCGATCATGATAGCAACGTCGCGGTGCGCGGCCGTGCACCTGTTGCCATAAGTGCGCCATCTCGTGCGCCATGGTTGAGAGAATGCGCTCATCGGTTACATCGCAGAACGCATCCGGGTTAAGGGCGATTTCGTGAATACGGATTTTTTCGGCGCGGCCGTGGAACCGCTCCGGGGCAAAGTAACCGCGGGCCTTCGAGTGCCGCTGTAAGGTAATGAGCGCCTGGGGCAAGTTGCCTGCGAATAGTTTGGTGTTGAAAAAGTCGAAGGCGGTTTGAAAATCGATGTACTGGCGTTCTGTTATTTTATCTTTCACGGCGGCCTCAGTTCTCAAAACCGATGGTTAGGTCGTGCACCTTCGATCCATCCGTGAGGGTACGCTCGATCAAGTAGAGTCGGGCGGGTGTTGCGCCAGTGCCAACTTGCTCGACGTAGACCACATCGAGATCGATGCCGTTATTAAGAATCATTTGCCGGATATTCTCGATAAACGATTCAGCCGTGTTGTCAACTTTCCGCGATTCAATCGTCTTGCAACTCATCTTCTTTCCCCTTTCATTTTGTATCGTACGATACAAACATAAACGAGTCAACGGGTATTTTCAAAAAAGTTGAAATTTTTTAGCGGAGGCGGTTTCTGAGCTGTGCGGCGATGTTCGGCCGGCGGCGGCGCGGCGCTGTGGACGCAGGGAGCGCTGGGGGTTTGGGCGGCGGCGGCAACGGCGGCGCGGCCGGGCCGATGGTTTCCTCGGCCGGCGTGGGCGCGGGGGTGCCTGCGGCTTCACGCTGCTTGCGCAGGGCCTCGGATTGGCGGAACATTTCGCGGTAAATCTTGCGGAAGTTTGGCCGGCGGATGGCCACCGCCGCGCGGGCATAGACGAAACAATCGAGCGCCTCGTTGCGCTCACCTACCTTTACCCATTCCATGATGGTGTGAAAGTCTTTTTTGCGGGTGACCAGCTTTTCAGCCGTCACCTGCTGGAAGTATTCGGGCATG